CTTGCCCTTTCATAAGTTCAATAATTTTCAGAGCAATATTCATATATACTGTTGGACTTGAATCTCCCAGATCAAACTTAATACCTTCTCGCTCTCTAAAGACGCCCGCAGTTGAAAGTATAGGTATGGCTCCTGTAATTAAGCTTTCCTTTACTGTAATACAGTCAATTTCTGCTTCAACATTCGACAAATATAGATGAAAGCTAGACATGTATTTCTCTCGCACAATTACATCTACAGGCTGGCGCCCATGATCCATTACACCCTTTGACGCCAGTAGCTGGCTCATGACTTTCTTAAATTCTATATTTTGCACAGAATCCATTCCATAATATACGTGAAGTTCTGCACGCGGCTCGATTTGTTTTATAATAGGCCACATATGTTGAAGGATTTCTAGAAGTCCTCGTGTATAACATGAGCAATAACAGAATCTATAAGGATTTCTTTGTATTAAATCTGTATTTTTTTGAAATGTTTCTACACGGACGCCATTAGGGATTACAGTATAGAGCTTAGGATCTAACTTGAAACGAAAATATTTTTCAAATAATTCTCTATGAAAATTACTTTTAAAGAATACCTTGGTGATTTTCTTATTATATCTGAACCACATCTCCATTAGTTCCTTTGGAAAATTACCGTCATGTAAATCAAGCCAAATATGTTTGGCTTTTAGTGGAAAGGGTAGACCAGTTACCATTCCATACGTTCTCCATAGCACCACTATGTCATGTGTCTCATTAAATGGAAATTTCTTCCAGTCAAAATAATCTACACCTTCAATCGTAGATTCTGGAACCATACCATATACTGCAACCTTCTTACCTAACTTAGTCCAGCTCTGCGCTAGATTTACAATGGCTTGTTCTGAGCCGGTTAGCGATTTAGATGCAGGATCCCATGCTAGGCAAAACCCCCCTGCAAGATATACAATATCATACTTGCTTTTCTCCTCCTTGTAAAAGAGAGACTTATAACGACTGAAAAATGGCTCCTTAATTAAATCTGTTACTGGCCTCATTATTTCAGTATTAGATTGCATGATTTTGCATACACCACCATTTAGAAGCTCGCGCTTATTAAATGTATTTTGCGTATGACTAGATTGAACAACCGTCTGATCAGGGTCTAATTGAATCATTGGCTCCTTGAAGTCATTAGTGAAACTAGGTTCTTCTCCACATTCCTTTGATTCATCATGTGAGTGGTTTTCCAGATATTTCTTCTTCCAGGCAAAACAGCTATTAATAGAATGATTCTCACCGAATTTATTGAACTTACAGAGTTTCTCCAGAATATAGTCATAAATATACATTGCAGAGCATCCTGCAATAAGTTTAGACGATGCCTGTAGTTGCTCTACTGCATGCTTTACTCTAGAGTCTGGATAATAATCGTCGTCATCCATTACCACCGTAATATCTCCAGAACATGCCTTATTACCCTTGTTTCTTAAACCACCGAGTTTCTCCCCTGGCTTTTTCTCTAGATAAATAATCGAGAACTGTAAATCTGAAGATTCTTTCAAGGCCTTAATATTATTAGCATTTGCAACTGCATCCTCCTCAGACTTACTCCCTTCCACAATGATCCACTCAATGATATTCTGATAGGTCTGTGCTTTTATCACATCCTTCAGAATTTCTAGACAGGCAAACCGGTTTAATTGTGTAAGAGTAACAATTGAAACGGTTGGCAATTTTGCCTTATTGGATTTATCTTTAGAACCAGAGCCCATATGGATTTTACTATGACAAACTCCTTAGACTTCTTACTCTGCTTCAACCTGAACTCCAACAAGCCCATGGAGCCAGGTAATAAATTGTTTATCCCATCCCCAGAAGCATCCTGTCTGAGCCCGCCCTGCAATTACACGACCACTTGTATTTGTTCCGTGATTCAAGGCGACCAGGATTTGCTGGGGTGGAATTTCTAGAAATTCGCTGTCACTAGGAACGAATGTCTCACCCTCGCACTGCTGCTGGTCAGGGAAGGGGTGTTCAATTGCATATTTTTTCCAGAAGCAGAATGATGCCTCACTCACTCTTTGGCACTGGGGGAGGGCCCATGGAGGTGTATTTACAGCACTAACTCCCTTCTGTAGATCATACATCGCAATCATTGTGCATCCGACAACCTGGGCCTCAGGAAATGCCTGCAGCCAGGCAACACGGCGCCTGAAAGAAGACGCAGGATATACATCGTCGTCATCCATATTTACACAGATACCGTGCTTTGCATGCTGCACGGCCTTATTTCGCTTGTAGCCAATAGACCTCTTGGTAGTCATTGGAACATAGGTAATCTCAAATCCAGGCTGCCTTGCTTCAAATGCCTTAATCTTATCAAGAACACCCTTTGACGGATCGTCGCTGTCTTCCACAATTACCCATTGAATCTTATCAAGAGGATAATCGGTTACTAAGAGATTTAAGAAAGCTAGATCAATAAAATTACGGCGATTATAGGTTAGCGTCAACACGGAAATCGGAGGACAATCTGCCTGCCCCAAAACAGGTGGCATCCGAGCCTGAGGCTTTGCTGTATTTAGTAACCTGCTTACGTTGCCTTGAACAATGCGTTTAAATTCATTCCATCTTGATTCAGAATTTTCTACTTGATGCTCGCCACTGGGAATTGCCTGGAGTGCATTCTTTATATTTTCCGTTGTTACAGAAGAAAAATCTGCTAAAAAACCCACATGGTTTTTTCCCTCTTTTACACAGGGTGTTTCTATAAATTTAACATAATCGTATTCTGCACAACCATAATATTCCTTGTAAACTGGCAATGTATTTAAAATCATCGCCGCAGACCTAGCCTCCGCCTGGGCTGCAGTAAAGCCAAATCCTTCTGCTGCACTAATGCAGACATGGGTTGCAGAGTTTCGGTTTAACTCTTCCAGTTCATAAGACTCTAGGAATCCTCTCTTTATTGTGACGGATGGAGGGAATGATCCAGGGAGTTCTGACTCATCAAGCGTCGTTGTAACAGTTAAGGGAAAATCTGAAGGCCAAATTGGTAAGAGTGCTCTAGCTGCAATGTGCTTATTTTGGGATGCGCCTAGAACCCATAGAGCCTGTCTGAGGCCAAGAGCTGACTGATTTACTGGCTTCAGAGGTCCCCGCACCGCCCAGGGAATGTGTCTAGCCTTTGATCCAAATTCCTCCACGCGGCTCATTTCCTTTACCCAGACTTGACTAAAGCGCTCACATAGCGGAAGCCAATTAGGGGAGCACCATTCAGGATTTACCATCCAGATATGGGTTGAGGCCCAAGGAAACCATACCGGATGTGGGACTTCAAGATGAATTACTATATCGGCAGGACTAGGTGGTTGAAGTGGATCTAATTTGACAAACTCAACTGGACCAAGGTCAAAACTTGTTTGTAATTCAAGTGCACTTTCAATAAGTGCTGCATCTTGGCTAAGACCGAAGGTATTTGACTGATTCCATAGTAAAACTATACGAGGCATATAAGTATAGAAAATAATATATGTTTAGATACTAGAATAATGGCATTAAGAAAAGTAATTCTACAGGTATATTCTGGAAATGAACCATTTGGGTTTAACGACTTTGTTCGCGGAACCTTGCGACTATTTAATTATGCGATTGACCATAATATTGATGTGAAGGTGAATATTGCGGGTGCTGAATTTGAGCCCTACATGATTGTGAAAAATTATAACTATGATATTACAACTATTCAACCAAGGATATATCACATGGATGTAGATCAGGCGACCTTAATAAAGAATTTAGATGATTTCATGTTATCACCTGATCCTATATTTGTTTTATCATCAAATGTATGGTTAGACCGATCTGATATTTATAATATGTCTTTTGTAGGATTTGATACTATAGTTCGTTTTAGAGATTTCTTATACGTAGCAGCTGCTGAGAAAGTCGCAGCAAATTTATTACACAGGCCAGGTGGTGCATCAGATAATTTGCTCTATGGATATACAATCATATATGTGAATAGAGGTGATTTTCAGTTTAAAAGCACAGCGCAAAATATTTTTTCCCTTGCCAGGCAAATTCGTCAGAATATAGATTTAAATAAGGATATAATGGTATTCTCTAATAGTATACAATTGCGGAAGATATTATCACAATATATTGAAATGAATTCGGCAGCGGTTCAAACAATAAATGAATCTGATATTGATATAAGTGTAGTAGAAAGCCTTCCAACAATTCAGGATATTATTATTGATTATATAATATTAATGAAATCTAAGAAAATTTTTAGATTTACGGATACTTCAATGAAAACAGGGCACAATATCAGATATGGAACCAAGGAGGATGTATTAACCAACGTATACGAAACTGCCTTTGATATTAATAATATTATAGGAAATTTGGAAATTACAACCATTCCTCTTTATCATATTACATATACAATTGTAGGGTGTGCTGGTCCAGTAAATCCCGCACGCTTTGCCTTCCAAAATGCAATTCGTGTTGATGCATCTGGTAATCCTAGGTCACATTCAACTATTCCACAACCAGGTATTTCTACAGATTCTTTTGGAAATTATATTTCACAGTTAAATAATCCAGCGGGTGTTGCAATGGATTCTTCAGGCAATCTATACATTGCAGATACAGGAAATCACCGTATTTGTATCTTAGATACTTCAGGAAATTTTTCAACATATGCTGGCTCAGCCAATGGCGTTGCAGGATATTTGGATAGCGGTTCTTCAGGAGCACTATTTAATAGCCCTACTTCTATTGCTGTAGATAAGTTTGGAAGGGTATTTGTAGCAGATACTGTAAATAATGCGATTAGGGTTATTGAAAAACAGAATATATATGATTCTTCACAAAATATTATACAAGTACACAAGTTGACAGTAACTCTTGTTGGGCAAGGATATACTCTAGCAAGTTCTGCAATAGGTAAGACCAATTTTTTGAATGCCCCTCAAGGAATTGCATTAGATTCATCGGGATGCGTATATTTTACTGACACTGGAAATCACAGAATATGCAAGGTTACAGCTGGTGGTGAACTAATAACTCTAGCTGGTTCAACTACCATAAGTGGCAACTTTGCATATTTAAGTGGTTTTCTAGATGGAAATGGAATAAATGCATCATTTAATTCACCAACCGGGTTAACAGTAGACCTAATAGGAAATATATATGTAGCAGATACAGGAAATAATGTTATACGTAGAGTTACTCAGACAGGTAATGTCACAACTGTGGCAGGTAGTGGGCATCCATTTTACAAGGATGGTAGACGTCAACAAGCTAGTTTTAAGAGGCCAGTAGGTATCACACTTGATTTACATAATATCTTATATATAAGTGACACTGGAAATAACATGATACGCCGTATCACAACGGATGGTGATGTCTTACCAGTTGTTGGCGCACCGGATCAGAAAACAGGTGCAATTGATGGATATGGTGCAATTGACCCTAAACGAGCCCTAGTTCCATTTAATAAAAGGGCAACCTTTAATGTACCTTCTCAACTTATCGTAACTCCATTGAGAGAATTAATTGTTGCTGATAAAATGAATAATACGGTGAGGAAAGTAGATACGGTGTATTCTACGCCGACAAAAATAAAGCCAGTTGCAATGCAGTCTATAAAGGTTTCTCACGCACCAGGTGTAGGATTAACACTAGGTCCGACATTAACCGCCTCTCCGCCTAATCCAGAATCTATTACTTATGGACATCGTAGAGGGCAGCGATAAAAAGCCATGGCTAGGATAGGATGTCTTCGGACAGCGGGGAACGAAATTTAGGATATATCAATTGGAAAAATGATTTATCCTGGATGGAAGCACAGCATGGTAATGCATGGGATGCAATGGTCTCGGATGAGAATCTACGATTTAGGAGAAGTCTTAAAGGTTTAGAGCCACTGGTAAAAAAAATGGAATCTGAGCTAAATTCAGTATCTAATGGACCCGAACAGCCATATATATTACGAGGGTGGCAAATAAAATCGGTGCCATTTACACATGAGAAGATATGGACACATATCAAGAGTGGATTTTCTTGTAAGTGCTGGGATGCTGATATTTCTGAAGATATGTTTGTAGCAACGGTTCAGCTGCCAGGTGGATTTGAGCGATTTACAATTGAAGTTTATTCTATGAATGATAACAAACCTGTCCATCTTAAGACAATTGATAAGGGGGGGCCTAGAGTTGCACTATTAGATAGATCTGTCGTTTTTCTACATCCAGAAAAAGATTTATGGTATTCTAGTGTCTGTGTGTGGTCTAAGGAAAAAGAAGTTACCACATTATATCATTCTAGTAATCCGAAGGAGAATTTAGAATTAGAGCGTGGTGAAGATGGAACTATATATATGGTGAGGGGTGATTTTACTAAGAAACATTATGCACTTCTTTCTACTAAAGATATGGTAAAGCCTGAATGGCGATCATCTCCTCATCTAGAATCATGTATTGTATCGGATGACTTGAGACTTCCTTATATTAATAGTATAAAAGATACAATTGAATCTTTTTCTTTAAAAGCAGGCTGGACTGTTACTATTTCTAGAGGCATTAGAACTCTTTGGAAGGGAACGGAACCTACAGTGTGGATATGGGGAGATATATCCTATGATCCTAGGAATCCTTTCAGGCTAGATATTTCTGATATACGCTACGAATCATATACTATTATTCTACCGGATTGGAAACTTTCAAATCCAAAGCCGGTTCCATTTCCTTGTTCATACTATGATAATCCTCTCCCAGCATTTGTTATTCATCCAAGTAAAAAAGTAGAAGTAAAGGGTCTTCTAGTTATTGCATATGGTGCATATGGCACTCCTACACATGCTGGATCTCTTATAGAAAAATGGAAATCATTATTACTAAGAGGATGGATTTTAGCATCTGTTATGGTCCCAGGTAGTGGTGATGATACAAAGGAATGGATAAAAGAAGGACAGCGATTAAATAGACTAAATGCCATTGAACTGCTGACAAAGTCTGTAAAAAGCATGCAGGAAGAATTTGGAATAGGCCCACTGAATACTGCATTATATGGACGCTCAGCGGGAGGTCTTCTTGTAACAAGTGTTGCTATAAGAACCCCCGGATTAGTAAGGTCTCTTTATATCGAGTCCCCTTATTTAGATATTCTACGAACTATTTCTAATCCTGATTTACCTTTAACTAAACTGGAGAATTCTGAATATGGAACATCGCCGATTAATCTAATTACAACAGCTCAATGGAGTCCAATGGAGCATATTCCTAAGAAGGGTATTCCAGGGCTATTTGTTATAGCTAGGACTGATTTAACAGATTTACATGTTTTACCATATGAACCTCTAAAATTTATTCAACGGATTCGTGGATCTAATTCAGATAATGGCCTTCCAAAGCTTATTTATATCCATAATGGGCGGGGTCATTTTACTACAACGTTTAAGAGTAGAGCTGAAGATCTAGCATTATTAGAATCTTCCGGTGCGCGTATAAAAAATCTCGGGTATAAGTATAAAATGGCCGTGTCTCGCAAGAACCGCAATATGACTCGCAAGAACCGCGATCGCAAGAATCGTAACCGCAAGAACCGCGCTAACACCGTGGGTGGTCGCCGCCGCAGACACTAAACTGCTATATACACAAGATATCCCTTAGACTATATAATAATCTAAGGCCTATTAGCCTTTTTAACTAAAGCCAATTGCGAATAAATTGCTTCCTATGCTGCTCATGTGCACCATGAGCCTTCAAGCCCTCTCTATGCTTTGCAGTTCCATAACCCTTATTTTTAAGAAGATCATAACGTGTAGCCACTGCCTTATTATCTTCTGAAGCTGCAGACCATTCCTTGACATAAGTATCTTTTGCTACTTTTGCCAATATAGATGCTGCAGCAATGGGTAAGTAAAGGCCATCGCCACCAGGAATACACTGGTATTTTACATCTCCATATCTATCGCCAGAGGGGATGCCTAGAACACCATCGATCAGAAGTAAATCAGGCTTAAGTCCCGATGAGCATGCGGCAATGGCTCTTCTGAAAGCCTCTTGATTTGCCCAGGTCATTCCCTTCTCATCAATCTCGCTTGCACTCACTTGACCCACACCCCAGTCAATTGCACATCCCTTAATTGCCCCAGCAATTGCGTCACGCTTCTTCTCAGATATCTTCTTACTATCGTTGATTAATGGTGCAACTTCTCTATGCTTATCACTCCATTCTTCTTCTGGGGGCCATATAACAGCTCCGGCGTAAATAGGTCCCCAGAAACAACCGCGACCTGCTTCATCAATACCTATTTCAATAGCTTCGCCAAGGGAAAAGGTAGTTTTCATTTTATACTATTAAATAAATTGTATATAGTATCAATTTTCAATCTAACTATGACTTAGATGAAGGCAACACAGATATTATATTTAGTTCTAGTTGCAGCTATAATATATTGGATAGTAACGAGCACACATCTAATAGATTTTGCAACTGATGGTTTTGAAAACATGAAGGCTTTTCCAAACTCTGAACCCGTTATACCAAAGATTCTTCCACCTACAAGTATTAAAATGGAAGCTATGCCAAATCCTTCTACCTTAGATGCATTGCCCTTTGGCCCTTATGCACAAATGGCCTCTAGTGGCTCATATCAATTTAAGGACCCTGCAATGTTGCCAGCAAGTCTGTCACAGATGAAGAAAATTGATCAAGATATACGCTCATTCTTACTCTTTGAGGGTGTAAGTTTAGGAGATGTAAGTGATCCGACGATTCAACTTCCTCTAACTCAGTTACGAGCAGATAGTCAGAAGTTGCAATCTGAGATTAGTGTATTAGATAAGAATCCAGGTATAGATTCACAACTTACTCAGCAGGATCTTGGTAATATTGAGGGATCCCTTACTTTCTTACAGAGAAAGGTAAGACTACTTGAAACTGCGGGTATTATAACTGAGGGATTTGTTGGAGCAACAACTGATAATACGATAGTGAAAACTAGGGCGAGTTTAACAGATCTTTCTGACTTTCAGAAACGTATATATTCTGCCATTTTAACCTTATCTGCAAGTGGAACTACTGACCCGGTTGTTCAAGCTAGAATTAAAGCATTGCAAGATATGTATACCGCGATTACTGATATGATAACTAAACTAAATAATGGAACAATGTCTTCAGCCGAGATTCCAGTGTATAAAGAAGATATTAATACAATTCTACCAAATCTTGCAAATCCATCGCAAAATATAAATAATCTCTTTAATCAACCAAGTGGCAAGAAATTAAGTCCGATTGAGCAAGAATTAGCCACCCTGGTTGGTGAAGAACATGCACCTTCTGTATTTAATAATCTGAAAGAGAAGGGCATGTTTCGTGTAAGCGTAGACCTTGGATATAATGTACATGGTTCAAATGGACCTATATTATCGCAGACTTCACAATTACAACGTAATGGAACAATGTCACCAATGGGTCCAGCGGGACCAATGAGTCCAGAACAGTTAACACAGGGAGTTCGTCCAGCTTATCCTAAACAAGGATCAACTATGCCAATGGCTGTAGAATTACCATTTGATAATTCTATATCTGGAATGGATGATAGGGCTGCATCTAATAGTAGAAATATTGCATCTAAATTCGACTGGAAAAAACGTGCAACTTCTATCTGTGAACAGGTGAAGTTAAGAGGGCTAGAGCCACAGGATTTTGGATGTATTGCTAAGGATTCCCTAATGTCTCCTGCATATTCTTGGCGCGGCCACTCTAAGATGATATGCGGACGATTAGCAGCAACAATGGACCCAAGCTTACCAGTTACTTGTGGTTGCCCTCCGTCTAATTGGAAGGGATGGACTCTTTAAACATAAATAGTATTTCGTTATGTTAGAAGGAGTGATGAACTTCACTTGGAAACATATGATAATTGTTGGAATAATTGCCTTAGTTATAGGTGGAGCAGGAGTTTCTACTTTTATCCTTGTACGCTCTGGCTTTAGAAATCAAGAAGGCATGCTTGTTCGCGTAGGTGGCTCAAGAGAGGGTTTTCAAGATTCCCCGGTCTGTAATTCATGCAATATGCCCAAGCCCTCCTGCGGATGCAAAAGAATGCCAAAATGCAATGAATGTAATAAACCGGAATCTTCATGCTCTTGCAAACAAGGGTCTGCTAAATGCCCCCCTGTGGCCCCTTGTCCACGCACACTGGAGCCAGATTTAAGTAAGTATATTCTGAAATCTCAGATTCCGTCATGCAATAAGGTAAATGCACCTGAAATGACTAACTATATGTTGAAGACAGAGTGCCCTCCAGTTCCTGACTTAAGTAAGTATGTTCTTAAAAGCAGTATTCCTAAACCCCAACCGGTTATTATAGATAATAGTAAGTGTAAGGGAGATTCGGGTGAGTGTCCACCATGCCCTCGTCCCAGATGCCCTGTTGTGAAGTGCCCTCCTCCTACGAAGTGCCCTACTCCGGCTCCATGCCCAAGGGCAGTATGCCCCCCTACAGTTGTGAAGTGCAAGTCTGAAGAGACTACACAGCCCACGGTGCGCCCGTTTCTGGCTCCACTGAATATGAGTGGATTTGGTCTATCCTAATCCCTTTTATGGCATTAGCTGTAAAGATATGAAATATTCTCTATATATTATATACTTTACTGTATAATATACATAAATAACAGATAACTGACTTCACAACCTGTAAAAAATAATGATGCCAGTATATGTGGCTGATTTAAACAATTATCTCTATCTTATTCTATAAGATGCAGATTTTTGTGAAGACACTAACCGGCAAAACGATTACCCTAGATGTTGAGTCTTCTGATACAATTGAGGGTGTGAAGGCAAAGCTTCAGGATAAGGAGGGTATTGCGCCCGACCAGCAGCGACTCATCTTTGCTGGAAAGCAGCTAGAGGATGGTCGCACTCTTTCTGATTACAATATTCAGAAGGAGTCTACTCTACACCTAGTTCTAAGGCTGCGTGGTGGCCTTTAATCTAGTATAAAGTAGCAATGAGTATACCTATTCTTACAATCCCACAATATCCGTCAACGCATAAACCAGTAGGATCCGTATTTGTTCATCATGTAATTTTAGTAAAGGCACCTTCTAAGGGTATGTTTAATTATGCAGGGGCTGCAAATATTAGTCCAGCTAATAATCTAGAAAAACAAGTTGAAATACTTAGGGGAGAATTATTTAGAAAATTAAATGAAGAAGCAAGGAAAAAGAATTCTTCTGTCGCTGCACTTGTTGATGTTAAGGTTGATATATCAGTTTTTGGAGAGTCATCTTTATTAGGGCAAGCAAGTGCTACAGTTTTAATTAAAATTCCTGTGCAAAATACTCCAGTTAGACCAAATAATTCAGCTAGGCCAAATAGTCCAGTTAGATCAAATAGTCCAGTTAGACCAAATAGTCCAGTAAGGCCAAATAGTCCAGTAGCCCAATATGCCCCACCACCCCAATATGCCCCTCCACCCCAGTATGCAGCACCACTCCAGTATGCCCCAGCACCCCAATATGCCCCACCACCCCAGTATGCAGCGCCACCCCAGTATGCAGTGCCAGCTAGGCCAAATATTCCACCAGCTAGACCTAATATTCCACCAGCTAGGCCAAATATTCCACCAGCTAGACCTAATATTCCACCAGCTAGGCCAAATATTCCACCAGCTAGACCCAATAGTCCACCAGCTAGGCCCAATAGTCCAATAGATCCCATACCCCAACAGGGCCAACTAGGTGGTCGTAAGAAATATCGATCTAAACTTGGAAAATCTCGCAAAAATCGCATATAATCTGCTCATTTGATAGATGGATACCCGTTTTTGGGGACCTTCCGGATGGAGATTATTACATACAATAACATTCGCCTACATACCTCGTACTGATAAAGTAGCAGTAAGAGAAATGTTTAAGATGCTTCCCTTTGTCTTACCATGTAAATACTGCCGAACATCTCTTACCGAATATATGGAACGTCACAGCTTAGATGATTCGCTTGAATCACGTGATAAGTTAACGAGGTGGCTTTGGAAAATACACAATGAGGTAAATTCAAAGTTAAGAAATCAGAAACTTCAAGAAACACCCGACCCCCCATTTGAAGATGTAGAGCGGTTTTATAAACAACTCTTATCAACGGGGTGTTCGCGAACCGAATTCCCTGGATGGGATTTCCTCTTTTCAATTGCAGATCTGCATCCCTATTCTAAGTCTGCTCGCGCATCAGTTCCTATATCTATCCCTAAGTCCGGCTCTCAATGTGCCGCCATGATAACAATGGAACAAAAGAATAAGTGGAATTGTTTAACGCCCGAGGAACGTTTACCATTTTATACTGCATTCTGGAGAAGTCTTGCACTTGTTTTACCCTTTAAGGAATGGCGTGAATCGTGGATACGACATTCTATGCAGGGTAATCAAGCGACAAGAGCTTCTACAATAAAATGGCTCTGGAATATACGATGTAATATGGAAACAGATTTAGAATTATTAAACCGTTGTAATTATTCTTTATTATGTAAGACCTTAACAATACACCGAAGTGATTGCAGTAAAAAGTTAAGAGGAAAGACATGCAGAAAAAGAAGAACTTAATAGACAGATATGGAAGAGCTTACCCTCTTAGGTTTAACAGGAATTCAATGGGTTATTATAATTTTACTTACATTTGGTATAATAAATTATTCATTGCTAGTATTTGATTCACCATATGAATATAAGGTATCTGGATTAACTGAAGGATTTAAATCTGGTGCTACGAGTGAATCTGAAAAAACAATGATAACATGGTTTGAGAATGATGAATTATTTGATGATTTTTATGTATCAGTTTATGATAGTTTAACGCAATTATCAAATCGTTTTCCTCAGGAGGTTGCATTAACCGTGAATCAGTGGAAAAAGTTATCGTCCGTTGATACAATGGATATTTTAGATTGTGGATGTGGTTCTGGAATCGCTACGGTACTTTTTGCAAGAATGGGTGCAAATTCTGTAGTAGGTCTTGATAAGAGCGAGTCTATGCTCCGGCGAGCAAGAACTGTTACATTACCTTTAGCTAAATTAACTAAAGAACAACGACAGGCAGTGACATTTTTAAAGGGTGATATGAATCAACAGTTCACCTTTTCGGGTGGTCAGTTTTCTCACGCTGCACTATTATTCTTTACAGTATATTATTCAAATGATGTTGTAGGGCTCTTTAGAAATCTATTCCACTGGATTCGCCCTGGTGGTCAGTTAGCCATTGAGGTAGTGAATAAGTATAAGTTTGATCCATTACTAGAGTCTGCGTCACCTTTTGTTGGAACAACTGTTCAGAAATATTCCAAGGAGCGTGTGACTAAGAGTAAGGTGGAGTTTGACAAGTTTTCCTACGAAGCCGAGTTCGATCTACAAGATCCAACTGCAGAATTTCGTGAAGTATTTCGTTTTAAGGATAAGTCTGTGCGAAGACAGCGTCATACTCTAAATATGCGTGATATTAAGGATTTTGTGCATGTTTCTCAGACAACTGGATGGAATTATACTGGTTATGTTGATTTATTAACTGCAGGATTTGAATATGCATATGTTTTAATCTTTACGCATCCTTAGTATTTCCTTGGCTTAAATTTTGCTATAAGTGCAGCAGCATCTGCCCTTGCAGCTTTATTACGATCGGCAGCAGATAGATTAGTATTTACAATGGATTTTGAAGATCGCTTCTGTAGATTTTTCGCTTGTGTTTGCATTACATGCACCATGGAAGTATTGTGAACCACCGGTTGCGATTGCCTAAGAGGGGGCGCAGGCGCTACCTTAGCTATGGGTAGAACCTTAGCAACAGGCGCAGGGACAACAGGGACAACAGGGACAACAGGGACAACAGGGACAACAGGGACAACAGGGACAACAGGGACAACAGGGACAACAGGGACAACAGGGACAACAGGGACAACAGGGACA